AAATCAAGGATATTTGAATTACTTCCGTCGCGAGCACGTGAAAACAATAAAAGAAAACGGCAAAAAATACGCTACAGGATACTCAACAACTGGCGGAGCCGTATGTATAAAATGGTTGTGTGCGTCATATGACTTTGACGATATTAAGTTTTCAATGAGAACAGACTTCCGCAATATTTGTAAAGCTTATGTTTTAAGAAACATTGGTATGTTGCGTTCAATGGTTAAAAGCGACCTCCCAGGTAACATTGATTATTCAATGTACACATCTCGTGCAGACAGTCTTGAACAGAAAGTTGCAGAGAAGTGGGAGAAGTGTGCAACTTCAATGGCGTTAGCAGTAATGCGTGGCGGTTTATAATCGACATTGGAGGAGATGACAAATGAATATTATTCTTCCAGGTGAATCGGGTATAAGTAAGTATGATGAAGACCCGAATGCACCACTTTATACTGAAGATAAAGATGTTGTAATGACTAAAGATGAAAAGAAACATTGGATGGCAGGTGATGATGTTCCTGTTATTCAAGCAACCAATCCTTGGTCAATGCAAGTCGATGACACAAATGTGGATAAAGATTTTTATAAGCAAAATCTTGAAATGCCACAGCAACCTGCAGATCAAATACTTACTTTAGGTAAGGCAGATTTCAATCAAAACATAAATAATGTTGCAAGTATCTTACGAGACATTTTAGCAGGTGATCCTAAAGCTATGGAAAGACCAGAGTTCCAAGCTCTGAACTTCCCTGCAATTAAAGCTTATCTTGAATGGGCAATTAAAACAAATACTTTGGCTGATGCAGCTAAAGGTGATTTAATGAACAATGCTTGGCGTCTTAATTTCAAATGTAGACCGCCAACACCTGAAGAGTTCTTACAAGAAAAGTTTATCGGTGCACAGGCTGAAGCTTTGCACAAACCTCTTATTGATATTTTCTGTGAGTTCTTCGACCCACTTAAACCTTATCGAACTTTGGTTCTTACACAATGTATCGGTTGGGGTAAGTCAACACTTTCTACCCTTGCACAGCTTTACATTTCAGTTCACTATGCAATGATGTGGCATCCATATCGTTTCTTTGGTATGGCTATGTCTTCAATCTTTACTCAATGTTTGGGCGGTTGGAACCAAAAGAAAGCATCAGAATTGTTACTTGAGCCTTTTACTCAGATTCTTGAAGGCGCTCCTTATTTCCAACGAGTTCGTACACACCAAGATTTGGTTGACGCCTCAGCTGAAGACATAAGTGACTGTATTCACTGGACAACATCAACACCAACATCTGCGCTTGCAATGCAGAACGGTGTAAACTATAAAATTATCAATGGTGCAGGTTCTATCTTGGGACAGAACATCATTTCGGCAGTAATTTCCGAATTGACAATGTTCTCAGAAAATGGTTGGTCAGATGACAAAATCTTTACATTCTTTACAAAACTTCGTAAAAGAATTGATAACCGTATGAAAGGTAATTATTACGGACGGTTCATTATCGACTCTCAGCCAAACTCACTTGAAAGTCCTATTGATGAATGGATTTGGGACAGTGGTACAAAAAAGAATAAAAAGAATTATATCGTTACAGGCTCAAGATGGAAGTACTTTCCAAAAGAATTCCCAACTGCTTGGGAAACACCTCGAACAGATTGGAAGCAGCCTATCAACCTTAAGAAAGACTTTGTTCACGCATTCCCAGTGTTTAAGGGCGGTGATGGACAGCCTCCTAAAGTTATTGAAACTGAAAGTGAATTGACTGCTTACAACCCACAAGATATTGAATGGGCTCCAATGAATCAGATTACTTCAAACGGTGTCGTTTCATTCAAAGACAACGCTGAAGAATCTCCAATCAACTTCTTACGAGACCAAGCAGGTATTCCCTCTGGTGCAGCTGACCGTTTGATTTACAATAAAGAATGGATAGATCACGCGTTTGACAATAATCTTAAAAACATTTACTCAACAATTATTGCAAAAACTGAAGATGAGCCTGAACATTTGATTTGGAATCAAGTTAAAGATAAGTTCTTTAATAAGATTCTTGGCAAATATTATTTCTATTATGAACCGTCTTTACCTCGTGCAGCATCAATCGACTTGGCTATCTCAGGCGATACCGCAGGTATTGCGATAAGTCACGTTGAAAGAGATAAAGTGCGACTTGATACACAAGGACAGCCTTTGAAAGTTTATGTTACTGATATGGTTGTTCCTGTTATTCCTAAAGGTGGTATGATTAACTTGGATGCTTTCAAGTTCTTTATTCTTGACTTAATTCGACTTGGCAATATGAATATTCGTCACGTGTCATTCGACTCATTCCAGTCAAGAGCTATGATGCAATCATTGGAGCGTGCAGGTATTGAAGTTGATTATGTTTCAGTCGATAAAAATAACGCGCCTTACTTGTCACTTGTTGACTATGTAATTCATAAAAGATATTACTGTGGCAAATCCGTTATGGTAAAGAACAACTTGCTTGCTTTACAAATGGTTAAACGAAAGACGACAGGAACAACAAAGATAGATCATATGAACGGTGAAAATGTTTATAGTGATGAGTTCTGTCTTCCTGGATGTGAGTACACTGAACAGAGTTGGCAATTCAGTAAAGTTGGAAGTAATGCAAAAGATATTACCGACTGTATTGCAGGTAACTTGCATTTGCTTGATACTTATGAAAATGAGTATATCCCATTCCACGTCTGGGACCCATTAAAAGAAAAAGAAAGAACCTATGAAGGCGAGTTAAAAAAGCAAAAACTTTTAATTAAAAATATGGGATTCCATTAAAAATAATAAAGGCGGCTCAAAGGCCGCCTTGTTTTATTTGAAGCGTTTATGCATCCATTCGTTGAAAGCAACATCCTCTTCAAGCGTTTCACCACCTAAAGATACTCGTCCGTTGCCGTCAGTTGATTTGACTTTTGGGTTTTTGAAACCTTCATCAATTTCTTTGTTTAATGTTGACTTTTCTTTTGCAACTGGAAAGTCCTTTGCTGTCTTTTCACAGTAATAAGTCAATTCACTGATGTCAACATACCCATCTTCGTCAGTACCGATTGCATCAGTTACGATAGGATATTTACCAACAAGATAAGCAGCCTGCTTTCCGTTTGTGAACAAGCCAATTTCAAATGATGTTGTTCTTGCCTTTTTGATTTTTACAACCAGTGTCTTATCAAAGTTCATAAACGGATAAACTTCAATATAGAAAGCATCAGGAGACTGAAGTACATCAAACTCAACATTTGAAATCTTTTCATAAAGAGCCTTCATAAATGCTGCTTTGTTTTCATCTGTTGTAAAGTGTTCTTCAAGATTTTTCTTTTTATCCTCTTCCTGCATTGCTTTTACAGATTCTGATAACTTACTCAATTTTTCCTCCAAGTTTTTGATAAGCTTTCAAATACTCATTAAGTGCACCTGCCAATCTTTTCATAGCGCGAACATTTGAAATGTGAGGCAAAGCCATTTGTACTTCCTTACAAAGTTTAAGGGCGTACTTACTTAACTTAAGCTCATCAACTTCTTTCTTTTTTGTTTCCATTAAGCGTATGCTTCAGGAATTGGCAAATCAAAACAAACAGCTTTACCATTATGGTCAAGAGCATCTCCGCTCTCAATCAACTTGTCAAGCTGTTCATTTGTAATGCCATACTGTTCGCGCACATTACTTCTGTGTGAAATTGAAGCAGGATGATGCGGTGTAATTACAAGTATTCTTTCAAAGTCTTCACTCATTTTTGTCCTCCACAATAAGGTTACCCTCATCGTTATATAACATAAGTTGTTTAACCCGCACAAAAGCTGTGGGTTCTATTTTTGCAAGGAACTCGAAAATACATTCGGGTACCCAACAAGTGTTCCAATCTTTACTTTTCAACTGTCTTATAACAGCCAAAGTTTTATTAACCTTTCTAGGGTTAATTTTATCATAATCAACTCTAACTATTTCGCCGTTAGGCGATAATTCTTTTGACACAAGAATATCAATAACTCCTAAAGAAACAAGACGATAATCTGTTAGGTCTATATCGGCCTGTCCAAAGTTTTTATTTATGTGAATTATTTTTTCCATCAACCATCTGAAGATTTGGACAACCTGCAAAGCAATTTGGATTTCGGTCAAGTAAAACAGCTGCAACATCTTCTGTCACAATAATTGTTTCATATTGAAAAACTTCAAGTCGCTTTACGATTGATTCTGTTTCGTCTTCATAGCCTCCATCATCAAATATTCCACAAGGACCGTCAGGATCATTTTCATTTTCAGGTACAATGTAATAACTCGAAAGATCCATAATCTTTTTCTTCGGTCTTACAATTTCATCAGCCATTTGAATAGTGCCTCCATTATATTTAGCAATAGCATCAATAACTGCACACTTTAGCATATCCAGAGACATACCACTTAAGGCCATTGATTGTAATGAAGCATACACATCAGGTGGCAATTTTGTTGCGAGATCTCTTAATTCTTCCCATTCATCCATTGCCTACCTCGATTTGATATTAACTGTTAGGCACGCCTGTATGTAAATAAAGTAACAATGTTCGTGCCAAAACACCTGCTACTCTTTCTGACATTGAAAACTCATCGTCAGTCTTTCCGCGTTTTTGTCTAGGAAAAGAAGCAACCTGATAAAGTTGAACATAAATGCAATTATCAAGTTTGCTGAATGAAAGTATTTCACAATGGGAAACGCATTCAACATACAGATGAGGTAAATTATTTACATTTGCCTGAACTGCTTCAAGCAACCACTGAATAATCTTTTCAACAGAATCTCTTGAAAGAATGATCTGATTATAGTATTCTTTGTTCTTAACTCTATCCTTGACAATGGCAACACTATAAGTTTGATAAGGCTTATCACAATAAAATTGCAATGAATAGCCATCACTTGAAACTCTTGCTGCCAAGTCAAGCGGCTCAACTTTCTTTTTCATACTTTAGCCCATTTTTGTATCTTCGTTCCACCCACATATTTCAGCATTGATGTAACGACCATTTGCAAGCAATTCATCTGAACGAATAGTCATATCACCAATAACAATATCAAGTAGGTCACAATCTCTACGAGGTCTTACCCCAGTAATCTGGTATGTACCATCACACCAAATAACAATATTGCCCACTGCTGGGCGATGTAACTTGTCGTAGGGTTTATATTTAGGTAAGCCCACAAAACGATCCGCGCCTTGAGGTTTTTGAGTTTGTTCATCATTGTCTTCAGCATTTTTTGCCTCCGTAATTTTAGTTGTATGTTCTTTATAAACAAAAAGAACATTATTTTTATTTACGCCTGAATAAAATCTTATCAAAGATTCATCTTCATCAAACTCGATATAAATGCCATCATAGCCTTGAAATATAACATTTCCTGTTCGGATGTTTTCAAAATTGACAAGACCTTGGTATTTATCTGTGTCTGATGCTCGAAGGTTTGGGTACCCGATAACTGTTGCAAACTCAGCAAAAACTTCTTCACTGTGTTCGAAGTCATCAAAAGTAAAAATCATATTAAGCATTATTCACCCTCTTTATAAAAGAGAATAAAGCCTGTGCTGTTTGTAACAATCTGAACAACTGTAATTTCAGTTTCATTGTTGTTTACAAAGTCACAAAGCTCTTCTCTTGTACGAAAGTAATTACTTTTCAGTGACAGCATTCATTCCTCCAAGGTCATATCCATATTTTTCAGCGAGTTGTTCAATTTCTTTGAATGTTTTACCGTTCAGTGGATTGTTCTTTTTTCCTCGCCAAAAGTTGATTGTTTTCATAAGCAATGCTTCATTCATATTTACACCTCTTCTTCTCGGACAACGAAAACATCTTTTGTTATTCCGTCGCCTCTTGTGTATTCACGGACTTCGATTGTGCCTTTCTCAAAGTCACCATCATAAAAATAAACTGATGGGCGTTCACGTGTAAGAGACCAATGGAAAATAATATCCCAAATATCTCTTGCAGACAAATACTCATAAGTATGATGATGATCTTTATCGTCGCGATAGTATCTTGCATAATCAACAGTGATTGGCTTTTCAAGCTTGTAAACTTTTTCATCATAGTTGGCAAATGCAATTCTTTTGAAATCTTCAAAAGTCATTTTCTTTGCATACTCATAAGATGCTTTTTCAAGTTCAAGCCAGTCATAACCTGATGAGCGTTCCAAGTCTTGAATGTCTTTCTTAATCAAGTTGAAGTAATCTTCAAGTGATATAAAATCAGATAATTCATACTCATAAAAAGTTTCTTCAAACTCTTTAACTTCAAATGGCCGCTTAAGCAAGATTTCGTGGTTGACAAAACGCTGCCACATTGTAAGAGGAATAATAAATCTAACTTTACTTTTAAGTGAACTCATTTGCA